TCCTTGATCCAGATCAGTGGAAGCAGGTTGTCGATAGCGCAACCATTGACGCAGATTACAATGGTCTTCAAGTGTGGGAGAAATTGTCGCTAGACAAGACAGACAACATTCCTTCGGTTAAAAATAGTCTTACCGGAACGATTAGACCAATTTCAGAATTGTCTTATTCAGGTCATAAGGATTTCCGTAATCCAATCTCTGAGTGGTTTGACCATCATCCAGACAGAGCTGAGGGTTCCAACATTAAGCCTGTATATGTAACAATACAGAAGCCGAAGAATGACCTTCCCGCAAGATATTGGTTGGATGCACCGAGTCAAAGCGACTACGACAAGTATGATACGATAACACACCTAGAATATCCTGACGCACCATTCAGAATGATGTTACAAGACAATGAGCAGAATATCCGTAATATGGTGGGCAATTAATTATGGCTGATAATAATAAAGTTTCACCTGAAGTCCTTGAATACTGGGAGGGCATGAAGAATCTAGAGGCAGATGGCGGTGGCCCTGTATCTTCACCAGCAGAGGGATCCATTGAAGAGTTTTTGCAGAGGGTGGATCAGGAGGAGTATGATCCAACCGAGAGAATAGATCCTATACCATCTAATCCGACCAGCCCTGAGGATGTGATACGAGCAGCACGATCAATGCAGAATATGGCCGCACCTGTTAAAGGCATTGAGTGGCATCACAACCCAGAGACTGGTGAGAAGATGGGTCGCCGTTGGAACTGGGGGCCGGGGCTAACCGAGGAAGAGCAATGGATGTATGACAAGATAGAAAATACATCTATACCTCAAGGGGCACAGGAATATATAAACTTAGCTAACATGTCTAAGGGCCTCATGGGAACGTCACCTTCAGCTGTGGGGATTAATGACTATAAGCAGAGATATCAGCTAGCCTATGAGACGCTATCGAATCATTTAAAAGATCCTATCATGAGGAATGCGCAGTCTGAAATCAATACAATGAAGTCCGATCCGACATTTTTATCTCAACCGGAAAACTGGGGTAGAGCTAAGAGGTACTTCCCCAATATTGATTCGGATCACTTGGGTCTATTTAAAATGCAGCCCGCGATCAATGAATCAGGTCAGCAGTATATCGACAAGCAAAGATATGTTCCGGGACAAGACCCGGCGATGTTTTTGGGTGAACCCGATAATGATTTAATGATGCAGGCAATGGCTGAGGATAAGGCTAGGGCTCTGCATCGCATCTCTACTTCACCACCCGGTAGTTTCAGGGATCAGCTATCTAGAGATTTTGCTGAGCTGTCACAGATGTTTAGAAATATGAATCTGATGGGTCTAGAAGTTCCTCAGGCCGGATATTCACCAGAATTTTTGATGGATGCTGAGGAAATAATCAGAGGAAATAGGCAGTAAACATGCCAAGATTTATTCCACTAACTTCAGGACTACGTGCGCTTCCTACTAATACCGTTGATATGACACCGGCATTACAGGAGGAGTCTGCTCGTGGAATATTAGATTCCATGAAGGACTGGGGCATGTCTGCCCTAGGGTATGTGGGTGAGACCTTAGACAAGTTTGGCCGACCAGTTAGACAGGGTTTAGCTAGTGTCTTCAACCCCGACCATGAGCTTAATGTTAGTGAACTATTCTCTTGGGTTCCACTCTCAGACACTATCGGGCTAACTGACCCAAAGAATATTGCTTATGGGGAAGACATCACAGGGTGGGACGACTCTGACTCTTGGATAGATAACGTAGCCAACTTCGGTATTGAGGTTATTGCTGACCCGCTAAACTTCGTTACGTTTGGTGGCAAGGGGGCAATGACATCCATCGGTAAGTCCATGAACAAGATGGGCAAGATGGATGAGGCTGTAGATCTGTACGCCTCCAATGTAATGAAGCGGCATCCCAAGTTTGGGACAGAGGACTTTGTTCCAAAGAAAGAAATTATCACTAGTGTGCCAGCTAGAGATATTATTAATAACTATCGTGACCACCTGAGGACACATGCTGGAAGGCCGGGGTCTGGATTAGCCTCAGTTAATAATTTTGATAATCAGCTTAGCGCAACGCTCAAGACAGAGGGCATAGAGACCGCTAAGCAAATGGACGATGCGCTAAATAATACACTAGGTGGCATGTTTGGTGTTGGCCCACTACCGTTTATGCAGCCGACCCGAGTTATGGGTCAGGGTGGTAAATATTCTAAGCCAATGTCCAAGGTGTGGGACTGGATGGGAGATAAGTTCAAGCAGACTCCTGTCCTGCGTGAGCTATGGAGTACGTTTAGCATGAAGATGGGAGGCGCATCCACCCGTCTTGGCCGATACTTCATGGGGAAAGGCATCGACAACATGAATGATGCCACAGCCATGGCCAATCTCCATGCCGCTAAGGCTCTTAGAACTCTTGAGGACTCTGGTCTGTATGATGTGGCTACCGCCGGAAGCCAAGAGGCTGTGATGCGGAACTGGATGGACACACGTAGATTTCTAGAATGGAATCAGGAGTCTGTTAATAAGCTTAAAAAAGATGGCGACATGCAGGCTTATAAGGCAGCTATGATAGCTAAAGATAGGATGGATGAGCTATTTAAGCAGGTTCCTCAGGAGGTGCGGGGAGAATTGATGCTGCTTAAAGATATGCAACAGCATGTATTCGATCATGCAAGAGCCTTAGGCGTAGATCTCAATCCCCTTAACGATCCAGAAATAAACTATTGGAGAAGAAGGCTTAACGATCTTTATGATAATGTTGAAAACGATGTCGATGTAGCTGAACTTCTTGCAGTCAAAACATCCACCCCCGCCTCCACCTTCAGAGAGGGATGGCTAAAGGGGATACCCGCTGGTTCCGTTGGTATTATGGAACTGAGTCTAGATAAAAATATTTCTGGAGCAATCAGGAGGGCACAAGCTACAGTAGCAGACCTGAAATCGCAGGGAATTAAGACTGTTCCCCCTGAGCTGAAAGGTATTGGCGGTGCGAACATGGACATGCAGAAGCTGATGGATAACCCAGCTGATGCAATAGATGAATACATTACCAATTCAGTCCGATACCTCAAGAAGAGATCTCGCAATCTGGGTGACAGGCTTGAGAGCGTCATACCAGTTCATTACGCTGGTTCAGGGAAAAAGATTAATCCCACTACTAGGCATGGTGATGAATATATTAATAACCAGCTTGAGGAGATCGTTCGTAAGCTTGGCGGGATTGACCCACGCCATGCAGAAGATGGTGTTCCATTCTTCAAGCCTAACGTAGTGGAAGACTTCGTGGACTGGATGCAGCATTCACACCGTGCATTAATGTCTGCTGAGGTTACACACGATACTCTAGCTAGTGCTGCTAGATTCTCAGTTGACACTATCGGATCTACGGAAAGGCATCTAACTGTTCGGGAGGCTATTGATACGATATTTAAGTACGATGATGAAGTCGTTGACGCTCGTGAATCAGCATATAGAAATATCATAGGTCGTTTGGATAACCCAACTCTTGCACGCCTTGGAAAGATTCTAAAGCAAGAGAATCCTATCAGTCAAACGGATCCACCGGCGCTAATAGCCATGGCTCTGGATAAGCTTAATGTTCCTAGCAGATTTGCTAAGGATGCACTGGCAGCAATCGGGCTATACACTAACCCCAAGAGTAACTCAGGGTTCATGAGGGCGATACGCTTATGGCAAAATGCTTGGCGTGCGGGTGTCACTATTATCCATCCTAAGTTTCACGACAGGAACTTTGTTGGTGGTCAGTTCAATAATCTAATATCCGGTCAGTTCAGTGCGAAGAGCCTTAGTGATACTACAAATATTTTACTAGGCAATGCCGTTAAAGACGCTAGAAAGATGTTTCCCCATGCTGCAAATGATTTAGAAGCAACCAACATGTTGCTTAATGAAATCTATGCACACCAAGTTTTCAATCCTGAGACACCATACAAAGCATTTGATGCAGCGATGGATGATCCAACCAGTGACATGGTACTAATGTCAGCTACCCCCGGTCAGCGAAGTGTTGGGGAAGGGCTCAGGAGATATTTAGTTGGGACAGATCCAAAAGATGCTGGCATCCTAACTAATAAGGAACTGGGGAATAAGTGGGGTACAGGTGCAGATATAGTATCGGCAGCAATGGGTATAGGTACAGTTCCCGGAGCAGTATTCGGTAAGGGTGGCTTAGATTTCAGGCCTATATTCGACAAGACCGCTAGGAGGGATGTCCCCCTTAATGCCATAGCTGAATCCCGAAAGGATGTGTCCAAGCTGTACGCCATAGGGCATAAGATGTCGTCCTCGGTTGAAGCATACAATCGTATCTCCCCATATATTACGCTCAGGCGACAGGGATACTCCGCAAAAGAGGCGGCACGCAGGGTGGCTTTAGCACAGGTAGATTATAGAAATCTATCTGTAATGGAGAGAAGGTACATAAGAAACTTCTTCCCATTCTACTCCTTCACCAAGGGTATGGTTCCATTCGTAGTGCAAGATGTTCTAACACGTCCATCGTCAGGCATACAGGGGCAGCTGATTCAAGCGTTGGGTAGAGCTGAAAGGACAGACGAGCAAGCAGTCTTTGCTCCTAGCTGGATGAGAAAAGGTTCAGCCCTCAAGGTTGGAACTGATCCAGTTAATCCAAATAGGGTGACATATCTTAGATCAATGGGTCTTCCGTTTGAGGATATAGGCGACTTGATTGGTGCAGATAATCCGTTTGAAGGATTGATGACACGTGTAGCCCCATGGATTAAAGCTCCGATTGAAAAGGCTATGGGGCACAGCTTCTACTTTGACAGGCCGCTAGAGCTATTAGAGTCTAAGTATGCTGATACCCCAGTAGGTCAGTTCTTCGGGGTAGGGAATGACCCACTGATTGATCTCATACCGGGAACATCAAGATTCCAATCTACCCGTAAGATGCTTAAGGAAGATCCACTTCTCGAAGGGCTGTGGAATCAGATCAAGCCATGGCATACCAGAGAGGCTAGCATCGACAAGTCTCGTGCGTTTGCTATTCAGGATTACTTGAAAGAGTCAGGCATGATGCCCTCAAATATTATTAAGTCTATACCTGATGTCAGATATTTACCCAAGGAGCTAGCGCCGCAGCTAAGCCCGAACCAATTGCAACACTGGCTCATGTATCAAGCACAACAGAAGGCGATCCGTCAGGCATCAGATGAGGCACGTAAGCGACGAGAGGCTGGGCTTCCTAGATAACCCTGACTTCTATATTTCCACTACCATCCTGTGTAACAACAGTCTCGCTTCCAGCAGATATCTTTACACCCTGTGCACTGATGATCTGGTTTGCACTATGAGATGTTGGTGCTAGTGGGCCAGCCTTAGTCTTAAGTTTGACAGCTCCATCTCCAGTCTGAACTAAAACTATATTGTTAAGGCCAGAGATATGTGTTCCGGTTGAAACTATCTGGTTTGATAGTGCATTGTTTACAGGTTCGGCAGGCCCGAATCCTTCCAGTATATGCAGCTCACCCACGTTATTCTGAAATATAACTACGTTGCTATAGTTTTGGGTGATACTCCCAAGCGATAGTATTGGCTGCTGTATGTCAGCTACAGTTGCATCTGGGGCTGTTGCAGACATTCTTGCAACTGGGTGGAGAACAGTTGTTCCCGCTGCTATCGTTCCTATCGTCGTGCTGGCCGTAGATGTAGCAGGGTCTATGAATACTACATTCTCTACTTCTGCTAAGTACGTGATGATTAGCTGTGGAATTGCAAGATGCCAATTAGGGTTAACGAGGGCAAAATCCTTCCAACGCTGGTTCTTGATAATGGGAATGGAATCCCTGCTGCCTGTCGCAAAAAATATATTGCTAGCGTATAGATAATCTGTATCTTCAGGGGGAGCTAAGGTTGGCTCTTCCCAGAATATTGTTATATGGTTTCCATCCTCCCAGTTTCTATTACTTATAAGATCCTGCATCAAACTGGTTATATCTGTTGTTATAGAGCAGGCTTCGATCTCTGATTCTGTAACGTCTTCTCTATATCCAAGATCATCGTCAATCCAAGCCCCCCTACCTGCACTATAGTCCTGCTCTACATATGCTGATCTGAGTGATCGAGAGTTGTACACTTCTATAGCGTCGTAATCGAAAGCGGGAGAGTCATCATAGTCTCCAAGGTGTATCTTGGCTCTTATATCTCTCCATTGACTTGATTCTGGATCAGTAACGATGCTTGTTCCGTATTTGCCCCCTTTGGTGGGCCATGACCTGTATATCTTAATTTCAAATTTAACAACACTCCTTCCAGTTATAAAGTTTCCAAATCTTAAAAACATTGTATGCAAATATGTGATGGTTGGGTGCGGATACTTGGATGAATCTACTCCCATCATTCTAGGCCAGCTAATCATTCTAACTTGACGAGCTGTCCAAGGATCATCTGCTGTCCCTCTATCCGTAGGGATCCACTCGCGGTTAATGTCTTGATCTAGGGACATACCATCTCGATTGACGAATCTTGCATCTCCTCCTCTGCCAATAATCTGGCCCATAGAAGGGTTCCACGTTCTGACTTCCTCTTGTATCGCAGTGACTTTAGTAGATATTGCACTTGATGATGCATCAGCAGAGTCCACGATACTGATAAGAAGCTCAGATGGAGACTCAACCAGTGCGATGAATGCAGAAGATATTATCGTAATCGCTTCCGGTTGAATTGACGGCACCATTGTACCGGATGCTGCTATGTTGGCTGTCTCAGGTGTTATTGTGAGGGGTATTGCGCATGAAGCAGAAATCCCTGCATGTGCTGGAGTAACTATTGTTTCCAGAGACATGACCACTGCATGTGACATTGATGCAGGTGGTGGAATGACGGCAAGAATATTTTTATGGGCACTTGCCGTTACCGAACAGTGAACAACATCTATGGCAAGGGTATCATTGTGCGATGTTGCTGTAACTGATGGGGCTGTAGGTATTACAACAGTTGGGGGAGGCTCTGCTGATGCAGTAATTGTCGCTGGAGCTGGCGTGTATTCCCGTAAATTATCTACTGCGGTAGCTGTGATGGTTGCGGGTGCCGGTATTACTTCATTGAAGTCATCGGCTGCTGTAGCGGTTATGGTTGCAACGGATGGCAAGACAGCTAGTATGGTGCTGTGTGATGTTGCTGCTATTGATGCATGTGTTGGGGTAACTACAAGAGGGCCAGTTGCAGCAGTCGCCGTGATGCCAGCATTAACAGGCTGGACAGCATGTAAGTCTGCGTGTGCAGCTGCTGCGATCCCAGCATTTACAGGGATAACTGAATGTAAATCTGCGTGTGCTGTACCTGTTATCCCAGCATTCAGGGGTGCAACAGCATGGAGATCTGCATGTGCTGTACCAGTAATACCGGCATTAGTTGGTGTAACATTGACTACTGATACTGCGGTTTGATCGGCACCAATATCCCACGTATCACCCTCTGCATCCCTATCCCTGCCATCAATGTCTATGTTGACACCAGTTGGGGATGTGCCAAGATCGACACCCGCACCTACAGCATCTGAACTCGTCTTTATATGGAGATCTTCGGTTCCCGCCGTATCAGAAACAAACAGATCTCCGTATGCTTCTCCAGTTACAGAGTTTGTTCCGGTTGCAGTACTGTCTGTTGATAAGTTATAGTCTTTCGTCGCACCAGAAAAGCCTGTGCCACCAAATGATTTATCATCACCGCCTATAGGTCTTGCTGCAATATTATTTTTCAGAACGGCATCTGTGTCATTCACCGCTATGCAGTATGCATCCTCAGATCCAGATCCGGTTTTGACATAGTACACCGTATTGTTGTACAAATTTATCGGATAGTTTGAAGACGCAACTCTAATGCCAAATGCTGAGTCATTGCTGTCCTCAATGTTGTAAACAATATTATTTAGGCAGTGTCGAGTGTTGGATCCACTCCCGCTTCCCCAGACATAGATTCCATTTACATCGTTGGATTGATTTTTTAGGTCACGAACTATATTGTGCTTGAAGAATACATCGGTATGTGCGTTTGCACCAAAGTTCATTCCTGAGAGAACCCCTGAACCAGTGCTGCTTAAATCAAATTCAAGCCATTCCACTGTTACATCATTACGCTTAAGCACGACAGTGGGTGAGGTGGATCCTGTGTATTGAATTCTTGCTCCACTATTTTCGGTTCCATCATGTCTCTGCGATGATGGAGATGTTAGCTTAACGCTATCAAGACCTACCGTTCCGCCTCCATCTATAATGAATCTCTCATTTAGAACCGAGTCGTTGTATACTTCACCAACGGCATCATCTCCACTTGAATAGTAACTCGTATTATCTAGGTCACTTTCCCATGCAGTGATGGTGCTATAGGTTCTTTTGAATACCCCAGACGCTTGGCTGTATGACATGTCAACGATGCCATATGGGTTTGTGGCTGACCAGCCACCTGATATCCACTTGAGCGTGTAGTTACTGCCAGATATATTTGTAACTAGATATACATATACAGTCCCCATTCCATTATCGAAATGAACAGAGTCACCAACGCTAACCCCAGTGGGGTCGGTACTGAATGTCACTGTATATGGATTAGATCCTGAACCACTGCTTGGTACTTCAGTATCAATACTGGTATTTGTGCCAATGCTAGTTGTGACAGTTGCCATTAGAGTAGCCCACTTGTTACCTTATTAACTTCAGTGTCATCAAGTTGTGGACTTCCAGAGTCTAGTCTGGCATCAACCATCATCGTAGAATTTCTTACATCATCTACATTAACCCCAAGTTCTGAAGCCAAGTCCCAGTAGGGAACCATCCACTCTCTGCGGGCGATTAGTATGGGTTCAGGGGTGCCGTTATCTTCCGTGACAGAATGGGTTCGTAGCTCAGCAGTTGGGTGAGAGATATCATCCTCATGTCCATGATGCCCGCAACATGAGATAGGAAAGAAGAATACAGATTCAGCTGGAGAGAGATGCCAGTGCTTGTTATTTACTCTGAGATGGTCGGATCGGTTCTCTATTTCATCCCATAGTATTTGCGAATCGTAATTAACAGATCCACCGTACCAATACTCTGCCCCGGTGGTGCCAAAAATATTATGGCTAGCGGACAGGAGTCGTCGTCTTAGGTATTCCTCTACGTCTATACGCTCATCAGTAGTCTTGTTATGTACAGTGACTTGACCCGTACCTAGATTGGTACGCTCTACATTGCCGCCAACACGAACAAACTTATACTCAGAGCTAATGATTAGCCGAGCTTCGTGAATGGTGCCACTTGCGTTGAGTCCAGATACATCATCCAACTGGCGTTCAGTTGACGAGCATATGGTTTCGGCATTAGCCTTTAATATTCTATCTGTGCTAAACGCTTCAACTATATCCCCATCTTTGTAGCCAGTCGGAGATCCTGAGTCACCGACCTTGATGAGAATTTCCATGTTGCTACGACAGTCTGATTTCCATATCCTGCAATGATAGCTTCTGCCCATCAGATACGCTTCGGTCAGATCCTAGATCCCACCAAGCAATCACTTTATTTGCTGTATTATCGGCAGCACTTCCAGCATTATCCATTAGTATGGCATAGCGTGCGCCATCACCGGAGTTTGGTATTGATCCACCGCCAGCAGTCCATTCAATATTTTTGAGTTGAATATGGCCGTAGTTGTTGGATTCTGCTGTGGCATCTGCACTGATAACATCAAAGTCTGTAGTGCCTCTTGTTACCGATGTTCCACCAGCAGTGTAGTTATTTCCGGTAGCTATCTCCGCACTATTGAGATCGTTCCATGTATCATGGTTTGCATTAGGTGTAGTAGCTGCGGTAATTAACGCAATGTACATAGTATCATTGGTTGATGCACCGTTCATTTGCTTCCGAAAGGCAGTCTCAAGTATCCAAGCCTTACCTTTATCTGTTACTCCGCTGGCCATATCCTATCTCCTCGTTTGACTACTGTGTCTCGTGTGTGAACTTTCATCTGGTACTCCGAATGGAAAATTTTTCCAATAGTGTATTATAGCTATTCAATCTCAGTTATTTCTATGTCTAAACAACCGGGAGATAGAACTTCTCCTCGTATGATTCTTAGGTCGTCGATCTGCTCATCGTCTCCAAATATACCAGCATATCCCAACCCATCCAATGCTGCCTTGTTTATATTATCTATATCTCTGCGCCTCTTGTCCGGCATGGTAGCATGAATCACAAGTCGGAGTCTGTTAAGAAGTGGTAAATCACTAATGTCCAACTGACGAATAGCATAATCAACAGCATCGCGATACTCTCTTCCTCGTTTAGAAATGATGACCCTCCCTTTAACAGCTCGCCAGTATGTGTTTACACTTGGTGGGTACGGTATTACTAGATTAAGTGTGGTCATTTAGGGTGTCCCTCTTTGAGCAGTGTTTTAACCTCGGCGAGTATTTCCTCAATGGTAACCCGCTTTGGCGCTCGTAGCTCTGGGTCTCTAAGTTTGAGCCAATCTTCTAGGTGGAAGTACTTATCATCGTATAAGAATTTATAGGCGAGCTGTTTCGGGTGGGGCATGGCAGCAAGATCATCCATGTGGCATTTCTTACAGGCTCTGAAGTAATTGCATTTGTGTGCCCATCTATAGTTGGGGGCATGGCTTCTGCGTTCTACTTCATGAGTCTCTAGTGGGAAGCCTCGATACTGTTTACTACCACATACCCAGCATTTAGTTCTCTTCTTTGCCCAGTGGGTTCGCTGATCCATCAGCTCTTTGATTTCCCTCTTGGTCGGCTTGGGCATATTCTTCTTTCATCTCTTGGTATTGCGCCTCAGTATACACAACAAGTTCTTTGTCGTCGAAACTATTCTCGTAGAAGACATAATAGTTTTGCCCCTCTTCAGTTACCATCTTCTTCATTAACATATGTCATCATCCTTTCACGTATGGAGTCTAGAGTTGAAATGAAATGTTCGGGGTTATAGTGTGCTGTATTCTTGAGGAGAGTAGAAGATATCTCACACTCCCCTTTGAACACAACCTCTCTTAACCTGTTCAGTATTGATTCGATAACTGTTTCACCTGTCTCTTCAACACCGTATGCCTTGAGAAGGCTGTATACACCCTCTTTATTTCCATCATATATAGCATCAAGCAGGTAGTAGATACCGTCAGAGCCAGCAACATGGTCAGGTTTTACCCTAAGCTGTAGCATCTCCCTTACCTCATTGCTTCCCAGTGCACCTCCTATAGCTATTAGCATTAGTGAGTGTTCATTTTCAGATAGTCTCATTGTCCGCCCATCCTTTCTCTTTTGTCTACCTCTCGTGATATAGCAGAGCGTAGCCAATCATGTGCTATATATGGCTGCCCTGCTAAGCATCCGTTGAGATACCAACTAGGTACGTCCTCTATTAACATTCCCTTGAACTTACCGAACAGCATCCTTGCTCCTCGCTTCTTCTTCCTTACACCAGCTTGAGCTGATGCTGAGTGATCGACACGTATCTTTCTGTACTTAGCAAGAGCTTCTACTCTCGCTCTCTCGTCCCTCTCATCAGCCTCTCGCTCTTCAGCTAGTTCTTTCTTTGCTTCGAGTAGTGCTTCATCTATATCCTGAAGTTCATCTTTCTCTAGTATCCTCTCCCTTGCCCTATTGATTACATCATCACCTAGCTCACCACCCATGACATCAACACTAGTTACTACCTTATGTGCTAGGCTAGCATCTACTAGGTCAATCATTTTGAAGTGAGGCTTAGCACTCTTAGCTATAGCTTCTCGTCTAGCTTCCGCATCACTGTTAGCAAAGTCAACAACGCCAGCAAGAGGCCGAGTACCCCTACCGAAGATCTGAGTATATAACGCTTTAGACTTGGTGGGCCGTGCCATGACGATGCATTCCAAGGCAGGATAGTCCCATCCTGTTGTAAGAATACCAACATTGCAAACATGAGTAATACCATAGCTATCTTCTTGAAAGCTTTTGAGTATCTCTCTTCGTCGTTGGGGGGTGCATCTTGTGGTGTCTGATGCGATCCAGTCTGCCTTGATTCCATAAGAATCTACTAACCTTTCTGCCACCATCTTGGCTTCGTCAACACTGCTGCAATAGATTACTGTCTTCTTGCCTGACGTTTCCTTTGCCGTGATATCTGCTATTTCAAATATTGTTTCCCATCTTTCCAGCAAGCTGTTGAGTTCATGTTGATTAAAGTCACGGCCAAATACAGTGCCGGTAGTTGATACACTACTAAGGTCTAATGACTCTAGTTGAACACAGTCAGTCAGCGCTGGGACGAGCCACCCTTCTGGGACAGCTTCAGTAATTCCGAATTGATATACACAATCTTCATAGATATTCCCCATTGATTTCTTGTCGTGTCGTTTTGCTGTAGCGGTAACACCAAGAACCTTGGCACCATCGTTACGATAAAAGTCTATCACTTCTTTCCAGCCTTTGGTAACTGAGAGGTGCGCCTCGTCAATTATTAATAGGCCAACATCTCTTATCCTTTCATATCTCTTTGGATCTCCTGCTAGTAAAGTGTCCTTGCTTCCAACAATATATTTAGATCTCCCCCATGGTGTCTCAACTGACCAGTGCTGAGCCTGCTCAACTCCGGGTTGCTCACCAGTACGCTGGAATATTTTTTGGGCAGCTTGACCTATCAGTTGTATGTATGGTGCTACCACTAGGCACCTACCTGATTGCCAGTCTTTCATTAGCTGTGTAAATATCTCTGTCTTACCTAGCCCAGTAGCTATCTCAATCAGAACAGAGTCATGCTCCCTGAAGGCATCCTCCACTGTCTCCCTAGCTTCTGTTTGGTACTGTCGTTCACAAAAATAATTTACTTGTCCCGGCTTTCCACTCCGGTTCGGCTGAGAAAACCCGTCGAATAACAGTTGTTGCATCCTGCACCTCCACACTTGTCACACTCTTCTGATGGTTCACATTGCTTGAATATATCTTCAGCTTCCCTCAATAGAGTTTGATACCTCGTTTGTTTAGTAGCAATATACGCCCCCCTGATAGGGTCGGTGCATATATCATCCATGTCTCTAATGATGCGTTGTATATCCAACACAGCTCTTCGGTATGGGACAGCCATGTTAGTGAGGTTGTCTGAATCAGGTAGTGCCTTGGATATGCTGGGAGATTTGCCAGTCTTAACCTTACGTACTACCTTCTGCTGGTCATCACCACTAACCTTAGCAAGCATCTTTGCTTCGGACTTTGTTATAGATACTCCACCATTAAGTATCTCTTTGCGCACCTCCTGCTCCATGCTGTCTAAATTCTTAGCGAAGTTAATATCATTGCGGATAGTGCGAGATGTCACCCCATTACTGTCAGCTACACGCTTAACTACATTCATCCGGTTCACACCTTTGGATGATGTCTTCAGAACTATCTGCCCCCTGATGTAACTCATCTCATGTTGCGTAAGATTACGCCTACCATACTGGTTCTGTATGATCCACATCTTAGCCTCATGCTCATTATCAAACTCCATCCGGTGGATGGTGAATGGTATGTCATGCTCAGTGCAGATGTTGTACCTGTTGTGTCCATCTATGATGGTGTCATCCCATACCACAATAGGATCAATAGCCCTCCCCTCTTCAATAATATTTTCTTCTAGTGTCTTGTATTCATCCTTTGATAGCTTACGCATCAAGTCTCGGAATACATTATTGATTGTCAAAGTAGCTTGGCTCTCTACCGCCATTGGCTTTCAGCTCCTCTTTACGTGATGAATAGATGAGACGGAGGACTTCCTTGGTTTTCTCTCCGTAGTTAGATGCCTTGATCCCTCGGGCTACCTCATGCAGATCATCTAGGGTTTCGGCATTGTTAATAGCTTCAGCGACTACAGCCACTGCTAGAGTGTTGATGAACTCTGACATTAACCTACCTCCTGTAGCTTGTTCTTGTAAACATTATTCAAGTCATCAAGTTGTTCACCTGAGAACTCAGCACTATCATATGACTGGATCTTCTCCATCATTTCATCTAGCTCCTCCTTGCTCTGGCATTTAGATAGTGCCGTAACAGCACGGCTGACATAGTAGGAGTTATCCTTATCTCTTGACTGGACTACAGCATCAGGATCATCACCTGTTTCAATGAGGAAGAACTCTCGCAGTGCATACTTCTTAGCTAGTGTCATAGCTTTGGATGCACGTTTATCTCCACCATCACTAGCCTCTGCATATACCTTGACTATCCTCACCTCTCCACTGTCTATATGTTCAAAGGCAAACTCCCTTACCCCAAGGATTAATGAGGCACGGTTACCATTGTTAGTTGTGTAGTCTTCTGTTGAATATATATCAGAGCCAACAGGATACATGACTATCCCGTGCTCTATCATGCTTGGCCTTAGCTGTGCAATAAGCTCAGCTTCACCAGCGTAGGTGTAGCCATACTTGCCATTACCAACCTTCCCTTTCTTCTGTACATATCCAACGTCCTTCATTACTGCTAGCTGTGCAGCTGGTAGTGATTCATGTTTACTCATTCTTCAATCTCCTCAACTTTCATTTCATATTCACCAGATTGTAACCATTCAATCATGCAGGTTCCCGCTTCCTCCTTTGCTTCTTCTTCTGTTTCTGCAAAGTTTGTGATGCAGATGTTAGATAGTGTTACAGCATATGTTTTACTCATCTTCCATCTCCTCTTCTGCTACGACCCACTCAACGAGGTCGATATGTTTATCTTCCGACAGTGCAGCAGACATAGCTTGATTGACTACATGCACCTCATCTTCACCATGAAATATCATCTCATTTAAGAAGTTCTCTCCGTGATGACGATATCCAATTGAATACTTTTTAAGTGTTCTAGGATTACTCATTGTTAATCATGTCCTCCAAGTTAATGACCTGACCCCATCCATCAGTGTGCCAGTCATCTTGAGATACACACCAATTGATACGGTCTAAAGTTTGATAGTTAATCATCCGTGCTTGACCCATCATCTCTTCTGGTATTTCAAACACGAGTGTTTCGTATGGTGGAAAGTTTCTTACCACTATGAATATGAATCTCTCAGCATCAAACACATCACAGTAGTGTGCTGCTTGGAACTGATATCCATATTTGTATATGGCATCCTTGGCAAACTGAACTCCCAAGTGTTGCCGTGTTGTCTTGAAGTCCACTAGTATCCCACGGTCGGAGAAGTCTGCGTCACACATGGCCTTGCATTCCATCCCCTGAATATTTTTAATGCCCACCACTTCGTTTCTTTCCACTGTTAAGTCGGTGGCATATCCGGCAGCGGCAGGGTTAGCATACACAGAGTCTTTCATCCTCATCACCATGTCCATTTCTTCTGGTGACAGAACGATCTTCCCTTCGTTTATCTCTCTAAACTCAGCCATCCATTCACGATGAGCCTTAAGCCTCATGTTCACTGGGTCTCCCTTGATGGTGACAGGTGTGACAACCGCACTCTCACTGAACACATCAAAGTCAGCCATGATTAAATGGAAGGCTGACCCTATACGCATAGCATCTGAAGGTGATGATGGCCTGATACTTCTCTTTATGTGGGTGTGATAGAAAGTCCAAGGCCCTTTATCCCTGAAGTCTTTCATCATTGAGTTAGATATCTCAGGCCGTGCAAAGTATTCTTCCTGAGAGATGCTAAGCTTCTCCATCTATAGTCCTCCTTATAATTTCAATCTCGTACATGATATCTGGCATATGCTCTAGGCTCACTACGTACTCACTATCCAGTGCACGCCCAGCCATATCCATTTCAACATCATCTAAGATGTCGTAGGTTAGATCTTTGAACAGGTAAATGTGTGTCTCTAAGACCTTGCCACTAGGGGCTGACACTGCAAATCTAAATCCGTGTTTCATTTTCCACGGCGGATAGTTATCTCATCCGTTAAAATTCTTTTAATCTCCGCCACTCCCTTGGGGCCACATCCCTGTACCCGTTGCATTAAATATTGTTCATCCACTCCGGCCATGTCTCCTATGGTTAGGAACCCAGCACGCTCTAGTGCATTAACAATCCTGTCATCCAGCTCTGTCTGAGCTAGAGGTTTACTAAATAGTGGTGACTTTTCTACCTTCTGCATGGATAGCTCTGCTTCATCAAGGCATAGGTGTGCTGCCTCAAACCTACCAGACTTGAGCAAGTGGAATACTCTGTCAGCGTATAGCTTTGCATCCCACTCAGTCATCGAGAATGACGTTGACTTGTAGTTCATCCTCATTATCCAGTAGTTCGTTGCGTAATATGGTTACACTTGATGGTGCCTCGATAGATATTGAGCAGCGTTTAGAACCCTCGTTCCTTATCTTCTCAATGGTTATCGTGACACTAGTGTCCCCATCTTCTAGTGTTATTGACTCGCCTTCTCTTCTAGATAGTACTAGCATCTTCTTCCTTCCTTGGCCTACCAGCCTTTCGTCTGGTTAATTGATATTGAGATACTTCTTCCTTGTCTATGAACCATATGCCCGAGGACATCCGATGTCCATCAAGTTCACCGGCTCTTAGTAGCTGTCGTACTCGGCTACTAGTTACCCCAAGTATTTCAGCTGTGTCTTTTGTAGATAGATAATCTTCAATAGTCATGGTATAATTCTACCGTGAACGGAATAATTGTCAAACAGTTTATTGATTAGAATGGAATGTATTATGCCGAGACGACGACGAAGCCGACGAACGGAGGAGGTTGATTCATTGCCACCCTCTAATGATAAACGAGAACAGCGTGATGAAAAGCGTGATGATAAGCAGACCTTCAAGGTGGATAAGACACATGCTAAGGCTGACCTGCAACGTGCTAAGGCTAGCAAATGGAAATGGTTGTTCATGCTTATCGCATTGATTGCTGCTATCATGGGATATTTCAAGTTCAAGATTCCCGGTATCGGAGGTTAAATAATTATGGATTATATTAAGACATTACTTAATGATTTTCTAACGGCACTTAAATCTAAACGTGTTGTCACCACCATTGTCGGTGCCATCCTTACCATACTTGCTGCCAAGTACGAGTGGATTCCACAGGATAGGATCGACGACATTGCTACATTCGTTGCAGCACTAGTAGTTGGTGACTCGCTTCGTCCTACTAACCCTAGCAAGATTGAAGACGAGACATAGTAAATGGAATGGATCTCCGAAAATTTATTAACATTAATATGTATGGTATGTGGCGCACTATCCACCATCGTCGGCGGCGTGTGGTGGATGAGTGCCTTGTACTCAAAGGTCAAGCAAATCCACGAGCGAGTAGATGAATTTGTAGACGATTACAAATCATCTCAAGCTCGCATGTGGACTGCCATTCAAGAGATTGATGTTCGTCTTGATGACCATAGCGAACGCCTCACTCGTATTGAATCAAAGGTGAATCAATAATGAAACCCTATCAAAGACAACAGCCTCAGCAAGACCTTAATAGGGCTGCACCTCAACGCCACCCTAGGGATGTGGAAGGATACATCGAACCTTCTGAACCTGACCCTTCATTACCTTGGGTGGATGAACAATATTTAAAGCAACCGGGTGGTGGCGGTTGGGGGGGAAATTTTCGTGACGCTTTCGGGCCAATCAGTAAGCCATATCAGCAGCCTATCTCTCAGCCCAACACCGCCAAGCACAATCGTATTACTGGAAACAAAAGACGTAAGGGTTATACACCTCCTAGTTCACGATCGAAAAAGAAACAGTACAACAAAAAGAAAAACTATATCAATCCAAAGAACCGCCGCATAACTGGCAAGGTCAAGCCTAAGCCTAAGCGTAATCCGGTGTTTCCAATTCCAGCACCACCTCGTCCCCCACGTCCTCCTTGGATTATAAATCCTCCTCTCCCTCCTCGTCCTCGCCCACCAATCCCTAATCCCCCACCACCACGCACTGAACCCATTGGGCCACCTATCGTAGGGCCTATGCCTGTACCTCAACCTCCACCTTGGTGGCGGGGTGAGTGGCCACCGAAACGGCCACCGAAACGCGAACCGTGGGAAATTGATAGACCATCACCTTGGCGACCGACTGACCCACCTTGGTATGGTTTAGATAGGCCATATGCTATGACATAACTGAGCTATGTCTAGCCAATCTTTGTTCAACGGTGAATGGGTCAGGCATACCACCATGTAGTGGGAAGTTATCCTTTGCTGCATGATATGCCTGCCTAACATTTTTATTTCCCCATGTGCCACCAGTATTTCTTTTGGTTGCGAACGCTAGCTTCTTGCATATCTTTAGCCACGGCCATTGGTGTACATCTCTCCACTCTACTATCTGCACAGCAGTGGCACGCTCACTCCAGTCTGGTTCAAAATGGGAATCCTTTCCCTCCCCTACCTGCCGATAACCAATAGGCGGGTGTTGATTAACAGGCAGGCCATCCTTGATTTTCTTTTGCATACCTATCTTGGTACGCTGCTTAATCATCTCCCTCTCAAACTCAGCATAGCTAGCTAGTGTGGTATACATCAGCCTGCCGATAGGAGAGGAGAAGTCTATGCCTACCGACATGATATGTAAAAATATATTTCGGTTAAGCAAAGACTCCTGTGTTAGCAGTGCATCAACCACACCACGGAAGCACCTGTCTAGTGCAACACATATGATATGGTCTCCATCACGTAGCCTTAGGTGCATCTCCCCACCTGCTGGCCTGTCAAACAATGGGATACCACCACTAACATCCTCATCGGCAAACACCCCACCGAATACTGTTCCCTCTAGGCTGCCTGACTTTGAATGATATTTATAATAGTCCTCTATCCTCTGCTTCTGTGTCTCGAATGAATTGCTTTGATCGTCAGTGGATACTCTGGCGTATCCATATACTGTAGACATCCTGCCCTCGCTCAATAAAAAAATCAGGGGGTGGCGGATTTGCTGAGCCACCCCCTGACCTAAAGGAGTTCTTACATGAACAACTAGTGCGGTTACTAAGCCACTCACACCTAGGCTCGACATGCTGATAGTAAGGAAGAATCAGCGTAGACAAGTCGGTGTCTTAGTTCAGTTTAGAATATATCATTCTCAGGTGCAGCATGAACTGGCTGTGCTATAGCCTGCTGTGATGTACCCTGACCTGCTATATTCTCTACTCGTGAAGCTGTAACCTGTAGTTTAGAGTACTGCTTCCCATCTTTTTCCCATGAGGATTCCTTAACAGTACCCTCAATGAATACCTCACTACCCTTACTTAGGTAGTCGTTAGCCATCTGTGCATTGCTAGCCCATAGGGTAACAGGTACACGACTAGTGGTAGTCTTGCCTTTGAATGTGCTATCAATAATCAAAGTGATATCGGCTACTGCCCTATCACCATTGATATATCTAAGCTCCACATCATCGGCAAGCTTACCCATTAATAAGACCTTATTATAATCGGCCATAGTTATCGTCCCTCCAGAACAATAGTTTCTATCCAGTCCGGCACAGGATATGCCGAGAGGCTACCACTACAGGTGATAGCCGCTATAACCGGACAGTTAATTTCATCCTTGCTTTCAGGCCACGGTGTATAGCCATCAGTGACAGCTAACATAATGTGAGGTGGCTTCTCTGACATCTCATATGCCTCCTTCAGTAGTACACCAACGTCTGTACCACCACCACCTTCCAGCTTTAGCTTATTAATCTTACGAGCTGAGACCATCATGGCCTTGGCATTAGTATCACCAACAACAATATTAATACCTTCTCTACTCCTGAAGGATTTAATTACCTTATTGATGATGTCTAATGCACAGCCATAGTCTTCCTCAGACATAGACCCAGAGGTGTCAAGGCATATAGTGATCCGTGGTATGCTCTCTATGTTAGCTCCCATAATGAATGGAGCTTGTGAGAATCTACGGTTAGGTCGGCGGTATGTTCTATCACCTACACCATAGATCTGCTCGACTCTCTTTCGGACTTTCCTAATTATAACTTTCCTAGGATCTTCCTTAACTTTGAGAGTCTTATCTGCCCACCCCTTCCAGCTACCACCACCCTCTCCTTGGTCATGTATCTTAGCTGCAACATTATTAATGACAGCTTGGATCTCCTCCTCCGTTAGTCCAACACCTGATTCCTCAGGGGCTGACACTTCCCACGGTCTTACTGCTCCATGGGCTGAGGAACCTTGGTCGATTGGTTGTCCGTCCCATTCGAGTTCACCTGAGGCACTAACCCTGAGGCTTCCATTACCTGAGCCATTGCCATCACTGCGTCCCTGATCTGATTCATCTGAGCGTCCATCGTTCGGAGAGCATTGCTCATCCCCGAATTCACTTTCATTATCTGATCGTTCAGTGTTGCCATTGCCCCTTCCAGCTTTGCTACCCTGTCCTGCAACCCCTCTGCCTTGTCCTTTAGGGATGTTAGGTTGCTGACTGCTGTCTGGATCTCCACTACTTTCTCCGTGAGACCCTGCTCCACCTCGTGAATCTTGGTTAGAGTTGCTTGGGATATTCTCGCTGTAGTTTTCTTCTTTGTCTCCACCATGGTCTGGCTCCTTGTAAAGTAATCTAAACGTCTGCTCAACTGAGCGTGGTATGTTATCTAATCCTAGTGTCAGATTTGTTGGATCGCTTAACACACTCCAACTCATCTTAGCTGCCTTCTCATAGTGCAAGTCTTCATACTGCTTGTCCAATAAGAAGTTAGCGGTTGCTAAGGATGAGTCCCTTATGGTTTCCACCTTGTCTTCACTAGGTGATTCGCCAAGTATGACACCGCATCTCTTAGGGTAACGATGAAGTAGAAACAATATCTCTCGCATGAGAGTTGTCGCTATAAATTCCTCGCTACAATCCTCAACAAACTCTGGGTCATAGTAGATATTCCAGTGCTTATCAGCAGTGATGCCACCAAGTTTGTTTACCCGTATAGATTTCATACTCATTACAGCATCCCGAGCAAACGGCCATATAAAACATATGGCTCGCTTGGCACGGGACAATCTTGGGTGTACATTTTCGGTGGCGGAAGTAATTATACTGGGCGATAATACATCTGTCAAATTGTCGCTCATTCTTTTCTCCTTAGTAAGGTAGTGTTAGGTCGGCACGGTCTTGTTCCATATCACTGAAGTATTCATTAGCTTCAGGTTGGTGACCATCAGGTTTAATCTTCCACACTCTACCTTTGAATGCTTGTGCAACATCAGGATTCTGTTTGTTGCATGAAGCTAAGAATATTCGTAGGTTCTCCCACCGGGTAGGTGTGTTGTCCTCTCGAACTCTACGAACGACACTGCCGATGTAGCTTATAGCTAGGTGACATACTGAAGGCACCTTCACATCGTATGGATCAGATAGTATTTCCTCAGGGGTTTTTAGTTCCTCATGTTTCATGAAGTCTAAGAACATCTGACCTGCCTCAGCACCTACACATCCAGTGACTAGCACTCTACGTGTATGTTCATCAGCACCAACGCTATCTGCTGCACCAAGTAGGCGACAGGCATTAGTCCATGACCGTTGGCTTGGGAATGGTAGCATACCCTCATCAGTGGGTGCCACGTTTAGTAGCTCAGGTCTAGCTAACACATGATTGGTGTCACTTAGGAATGTGCTAGCCTGTGCTGAGTAGAAAGCTATCCCTTCTTCCCAGTCGCTAGGCAGTAGAGGTACATCAGGCTCAGGGAAATCTATACCATTCCCCTCCATGCCCTGCTTCCACGACTCAACATCAGGTTCCCACTCCATAATGCAGAGCCTATTAACCATCGGTGCTTCTAGTGGTGTACCATTAGCTGCGATATCTGGGGGGTTAGCTGCTGCAAACTTCCAACAGTTAGGTATATCCTCTAGTACCCACTGCAATGCCGCCGCTTGTACTGCTGGTGTAGCACAGGTTAGCTCATCTAGGAATAACACTGAGGGCTGTAGCTTGCAGAGTAACATGCCCTCATCTAATAATCTTTTAACTACATGGTATTCATCACCCTCATACTCTACCTTGGTAGGCACAGGGAACCCACCTAGATCTTCAGGTATCTGTTGACCTAGGTACAGTGGATAGTAGTAGCGATTACTCTCCTTGGCTAGTGAGCTAGTGAAGGCAGACTTACCAGTACCACTAGCACCAAGAGCCAGAGGTGTGACACCTGCTTGACCTGCAATCATGTATGCTTGGTTAGTTGACATATTAAACTCTCCTTTAGTAGGGAAGATCGCTAAAGATAGCGTCATCTTCAATCATAGAAACAGCACTAGCATTAGCCTGAACAGATAAGGCACCTGCCTTAGTCAGCCTATCAACTAGTGCATCCATCCTGCTACCAAGAACACCTTGATAACTATTAACAATATAAGACAGTCGCTCAGATAGTTCTTTACGCTTTCTGAGATGGAAGTCAGTGGCCTCACTTGATGCCATCATTCCCTCCAGCTTAGATACATCCTCGGTTAAAGAATTCTCTAGTGCCACAAACAAACTATCTAATGTGTTTGCATCACCCGCTTGAGAGAATAGTTGGACGGGAACAATACTATGCAATTTATTTTGTATGTTCTTCCACATATCCTTCCTTGATGGTGGCAGCCAGTACATAGATCCACCGTCCTTAATAGAGAAGGCATCACCCCAAGTATCCAGAATCTCTTTGAATGTTTTAGTTACCTCACCACCACTAAGGGAGTCAATGAACTGAGCCTCCATCCTAGGGAATCGCCTAAGGAATGCATCCTGTGCCGTGATATTATCCGCATCACCAAGGGCTATTTGTATGTTGCTAGATATGTCATCAAAGGTACGGTAGAAACCCAGCTCTTTTGTTGATCTCCTATAGGTAACAGTCATCAGTCTAGTCTTGGCATTATTCTTCCATGAATTCCTTTCCGTTCCAAAGATATCCCAGCTACAGAAGTCGGGTTCCTTTCTACCTGTCCACTTACGCTCACACTTGATTGAGTCAAACCCATTGAACCCAGCAGCATGATGCCCACACTTATTGAGTATGTACTCCATGTTCTTTACTGTGTTTGGCATAGGTACATGTTGACCTAAGCCAAGACCATCAAGTGCTTGGAAGAATTGGTCTCTATCAATACGCTTGCCACTCCAGCTGGCAATATTCCCTACGATATCTATGCTCATGAAAAATTCCTTAAGTAAAACTAATCCTCGAAACGTAACCTAAGTATCTCCTCCTCCATGCTCTTAAACATATCGAAGATAAACTCAGGCCCACCTTTAGTCGCCTCCTCTATGGTGAAGGGGAAGACCATTACAATATCGTCCGGTTGAAATGTTCTCTCATCTCCACCAGCTACCTTCCTTAGTGTGATGCTATCGTCCGTTCTCTTAGATAACCAACCAAGATATAGAACACCGCCTTCACGTATCAGGTCAGCTAGACTTTCTACTCCCTCATCACTATCAATATCTGTGTCGGATGATTCGACTAGTTTCTCTAGCTTCCTGTCTATATCACATAGAATAAGTTGGCCTCTCTTAAGCGGAGGTATTTCACCATCGCCACTGCTAAATGATTTGAATACAGTAGGCATATAAACTCCTTCTCGAATGGAAAATTTTTCCAACGGCTGCGGTCAACAACAACCACCCCCCTTTTCTCTCCTCACTTCGTGAGGGGAGAGAAAAGGGGGGTGTTAGTGTCATAATGGGAGACACTGGGGGGTCTATGCACGTGCGTACATCAGGTCGTCCGGTTGAGACAAGCGGGGTGGGTCGTACACTTAGGGGTTTTATTATGGACGTTCCCTCTTATCTTTAGTAGGTTCAACTCGCCAATAAAAAAATACCTAGCTCACGTTCGCACGTTCACTAGGTATTTTTTTCTTAGCGTTTAAGGTTGTTTAAATAAATGTAGTCTCGCCTATTGGGGATACTATATAGAACTCTCTCTCTTGTTCTATTGTTTCCCTAATGGTTTCGTAGTGTTCCTTTGCTTCGCTTAGCGAATCATAATCTCCAAAGAATACTACCCTAGATTCCATGATTAAACAGGCATAAAGTCTCCACACTCCATTCTCAATGCTGTGTTCGATGACTTTATCTGCTGTGTTTAATGGGATTTTATTCCCATCATGTTCTCTAATAACTGACATGTTACTACTCCTCCTTGTTTAGTTCCAACTCTTCCTCAACCTGACGCTTAGCATCTGGCTTGCTCACTCCATCCTTGAGTGGCTGAGCTATACGTGCATTGGGTGCACCCTTCAAGCTAATCATTCCAGACATGCGAGCATCTAACTCACGTCCATCAGGAAGTGTAACCTTGATAGGCTGTCCCCACTGAGGACGTACCGGGTCACAGATTTTAAATCCATACGTGTATGGCTTATCTTTATCCCAACCATCACGCCTTCTGGATATATCAGTAGGCTGTGCATCAAATGGTACAGCTATAACTGGTTGACCTTGAAGCTGGAGAGTTATGTTCTCTGCCATCTTGAAGAATTCATCAGGTGATACTGGACAAATATATTTATTAGAGTTACGTACTCCAATCTTATATCTATCCCATACCCTACGTTCAACTGTCTTGAAAGACATGGCATCCTCAAGACTGAAGCCTAACTTATTAACCAACTGAATCATCACCAAGTCCATCTCTTCCTCTGTAGTTGAGACATACCATGTCCTCTCTACATCTAAGAGTTTATCCTTGGTAGTTTCTGGTGTTTGTACTTCACCAGAGCTGGTTGTTGCACCGTTGTTAGCTGCTGTAATAACAGTTTCAATGTCAAGTTTAGTAGCTTCACTCATGTTAAGTTTCCTTTAAAAAAAATTAAACAGACTCAGGCTGGTCATGATTAAACATATAATCAAAGTCGATCCCAGTCTTAAGCCATTCCCTATCTGTGTCTGTTAGATAGGGAAATATATCTTGTATGAAATCAGTACCTGTTTCATACCTAACCAAGTCACTAAGGTAAGCAATGATAGTATGTAATCTAGTACTATCATTACTCCACTTGCCGGTAATACTAATGACTCTTAGCTCCTCACTCCCTATGTTGAGAGTGATAAGCTTGTTGCCATGCTCACGTCGGGTAAACCAATGCTCACCCTCAATGAATTCAATATCTTTACTCATCTTTGGTTTCATCACACATTACCTCCATCTCTAAGCCACCTATGGCTGTACGAAAAAGCTCAATGAATAAGGCGGCAGTTAAGATAGCAACTGATAGTTCCTTTTTCATATCACCTATAGTTGTTTCGTCACCAGCAGGGCTAACAATAAATGTCATGATAAAAGTTAGCAGCGTTTCATTCTCTGCGATTAGCTGCATCCCTTCCTCTGACATGTAATCTCCCATGTTGCCATGTTTATCATGAAGCTTATCGCAAGTAGCCAACACAACATCTGAAGTAATATATTTATCTGGTCGTTCACCTATTTTATAGGCCATCTTTATCTACCTCACTGAGTAAAGTTTCTAAGTGTTCAATTAAATACTCTGCATATCTTGTGTATATAACGTGGTTCTTATATGTAAATGATTGAACCTCATTATCTTTACAGTCTTTATGCATTACTTTAATCTCTTCCAGCTCCTCCTTTCCTACTTGAATGCCAGTTTCATTTGTAAATAATGTAATGCTCTCGCACATAACACTCCTTTCATCATTAAAAAAAACAACAACCTTCCATCCCACACCGGGGAGGGAAGAAAAATATATTGAGGCCGGTCCAGTTGAGACAGAGAGAGCCGGCGTCTGTTAGATCTCCTTTCTTATATCTAGTACTGGTACTATCCATACCTTTGTTTCTATGCAGTAGGTATCTGATAGTGGTATCATCATTGTGTGTAGTCCTAACTCTTTGATTGGAAAGAGTTCAGGGTTACATTCCTTCATCAATGACTGGCATATATCTTGTATTCCCTCACCCTCTAAGCGAATGCAGGCATCCCACTCGGTGAATGGCATATATAAATGTCCTTCTTCATCTGACTTGGCTTCCCAAGTGAAGCCACCTTTATCTTCCTCATAACCCTTTATCAACTTAATCCTTGGGTCAGCTGGTATTGCTTTGGCTTTCTCTAGTTCATAAGTCAGCTCCTCTTTTATGTTTTCTAGTTCTCCTGCCTTCTCTTCTAATGCATTTGCTTTTACTGCTAGTGCATTCAGTTCAGAGATAGCCTCACTCTTTTGGAGGCGGGTAAGATCTTTTACTTTCACTACACTACAGCAATGCTGATGTTCGGCATGATCTAATGCTGCGTTCATTGCCTCACACTTATCCTGTGCTTTGCAATAGAAATCTACATGTTTAAACCTGTAGTCTCCAGATATAGATGCCATAAGAATTCTCATCTTAAATATTTTATTATTCATTATCCTCTCCCTTTGTTATGTAGATACTCTTCATCCTCTTGAAGCTCACGCTCTCTATCACGCACACGTTGAAGTAATCTTTTACTTCTATCTCTCATGTCCTTCTTGCATACGAATGCTGAGAATATAAACTCTCGATGTTCCCATTCAATAAATTCTTCTTGATCTACACCCTCATAGAATGCACCTCCATTCATATAGAGTTCATTCAAATCAGACTCGAACTCCTCACTGAAATCTTCAAGTGAAATTAGAATCATGCTATCGAGGTACTCAATGTAAGATCCTATTGATACTGTAAAGATGTGCTTAAGCTGTAGCATCTGAGCCTCATCCTCAATGCTTTTCTTCTCATCCTTGCTGAAATCTAAAAATGTTTTAACTAACATCTCTATCTCCTAAAAAAACAACAACCAAAACGGACACAAGGAACCGAGAGAAAAATATATGAGGCTATAAGACAAGCCCGAAGGGAGAGGAGAAGAGAGGAAGAAGGGAGGCAGAGGCTACTGGTTGATACATAATTATCTGTATTGTTCCAGCTGTCGTTTGGTTTATACATCATTACTTAAAACCTTTTACCTTTAACGCAGTTAAAGGTAAGCATTTGCGTAAGCAAATGACTTAAAACCTTGCGAGCTTGCTCGCATATCCTTACCTTAAACTTTAACTGACGAGCATAAAAAAACCCTGCATGGCATCTCTACCATACAGGGCAGCTTACTAGCTGGTGACTTGAACTATCAGAGATCTTTTCTCTGGATTACTAGTGAAGAACCCGGGAACTTTTCTCCCTAGGCGATTCCTCCACTCTCCCTGACCATTCTTAGATGAAAAGGATCCATAGCTAATCAGATTGATTAAAGCTCCAATAAATCCCTCACAATGGAAAAGATCTAATACCCAATCATCGACATTTATATCAACGACTTCACCTTCTGATAGGGATATCTTTTTAACAGACGGCTTAATAACACGGGCACATGTAGACAAATCGGACAGATCTGCTCCGACAACTCCAACTCCCCAGACGATCTTAAGATCTTTAGATAACTTTAACTGCTGAGCATATTGCATCCCATCGGACACGAATGATCCAGCGGCATCTAGAGATACAGTGGACTTACACTCCTTCTCGGCACGCTTAAAGAAATCGGCATCACCTTTAGGAAGGGAATTCCAAAGACGAAGGATACCCTGCTGATGATTGGACAATGAAGGTAATTTTGACATTACGAAACTCCTAAAGAATAAAGATTAGATGGAAGAGAACAAACACTCTCTTCACTTTCACAAGGGATAAGTAGAAAAGTATATTAGGCTATGCAAAGCAACCCGCAACTTAGAAGCCCCGTTATTTAAAACGGAACGCCCCACTGCCATGGGGCTGGAATTGTAACGTCCTCCTTACGTCGGACGTGGATCCTGAGCTATAAGCTTAACGGTTAAGGTATTATAATGCCGGTCGGCACTGAGATGCCTAACGGCCTGAGGCTTAAGGCTTTAAGGATCGAGTATAGTACCCCTTAAGGTCCCCATTGGGGTTCAGTCCTATGTTACGTCCTCCGCAGAGATTTTTTCACACCCTATGGCCAAAAGGCTGGGTTTGGTGTCATTGTCGGCCAAGTCCAGTAGGCCGCGATTGTTCACTTGGTTAGCGTTCTTCTATGTCCAAGTGGGTGAATATCTCGATTTTTAAGTTCTAGGTCGTAATTAGAGGTTATTACGTTATATGAGCGAACTTTTATTCGTCTGATATAATGGCCGCGCGGGTCAACGAAGATGAGTAGTGTGTAGCGTTTATGTTGAATCTTCATGGGTTCGTGTTTCATAACCCTGAAATCTTCGTATCTGAGTCCGTTGCGCGTATTTGAGAAGAGAAGTAGTTGATTGAAGTCGTTTGCTCTTCTATCTACTATATTCCAGACAGCTCCATCGTAGACATCATCTACGTGGTATTCGTGTCTAGGTAGTGTTAGAATGAGAATTAACCACATAGTACTGATTATAGGTGACGGTCATGGCATACAGAATTCCATATCCTCAGGATGACGAGCTAGATATCCTTGATTCCATTATTGAGATGGAACTGAAGCTTGCGAAAATGCGTAAGCCACTCGGTCAGCCGGTTGCGCCGGGTGGAGCTGGCATAGAGATAGAGCTTGGCGAGGAAGTGGTTGAGCCGAGAGGGTGGCATCCACCTATGCAACTGCCATTACCTCCGGTTGATAGGGCTCCGCAGGGGCCTCCGGGCTTTAATTGGGGAGATATCCAGAAGATTATAGGGCAGGGTAACGGTCGGGGGTTCGCTCCGGTTATTCCGCCAAATTGATATCTTCTTTAAGTTTCTCAGATACGATATTTATCTCTTTGTAGGCCGCCTCTATGTGTTTAAGAGCCGCTGTGTAGTTTAGTACATATCGTCCATCCAGCTGTTTGAAGCCTTCTACGACTCCTTCTAGGGTGCTGACAGCTATATCTATGGTGGATCTCATGTTATTAGCTATGCTGAGTTCCCACCTTAGGTCTTCGGCTTTTTGCTTTCTGGATATTTTTCGGCCATTTTTTCGCTTACGTCCTGAATTGTCACTAGCCATCTTCCGTATTTCCCTGTCTTTTTGGTTTCTATATATAGATATCCATCATCGTCAGTTGCTTGGAACAGCAGCTCATGGATCATACTTTTGGCTTCACTGTACCCTTCTTTGCCTCTTTCAGGTGCATTTATCCCTAAAAGGCGTGCCTTTATTATATGTATAGTGTGAAACCCTAGATCTACATTAAGAACTATTGTGTCTCCGTCGATGACTCGTTTGAGTGTGGCTCTGTACTGGTAGAAGTTCTTTGGTTCCATTTTTCTATATTATCCTTATAGTTCCCTGATCCTGCTGGCCCACGCGCATCGCACTCACTGCACCATACATAAGTACCGAAACTTAGCGTTGTTGGTTTCTTGTTGCCACAGAATGGGCATGGTTCAACTTTCATACTCTTTCTCCAGCTCTTCAAGCCGATGTATAACCTCGCTTAACTTGAAGCATATGTTCTTTGATGATCTAAAAAGCATGTGGTCTTTTATGTCAGAGTAGTTTTCGAGTATGTTGCACGCCGTTCGCGTTGCAGATTTTGCATATCTAATGTCTGCTAGTTCTTTTCTTGGATCCATCAACCGTCACTTTCTATCTGTCTTACCTTCTCTTGTATATAGTTCAGGGCTTTTTTGTAGTCTTCTAGTGCTGTTGCGCCATCTTTCTTTCCTGCGCGGCAGATGTATTTAACTGCGTTACCATCGAAGAATCCCAGCTTCCAGTCTATTATTACATCCCAAGGCTGTATGTCGCCCGCGCTGTAATGCTTTGGAGGAGTTATCTTGTACATGTCGCCTCTATTAAAAAAGGTGCTAGCTGTCTCTGGATTCCCCACCCAGAGCACCATTCTCGCAATAACCGGGAACAACGGCCTACGAGTGACTAAAACGCTTTTGTCCTACGAAATAGCCCTTCCCATATAAATCACACTATGAGAGCTACCCATATCAACCGAAGATATCCACGGCCCCGAAAGCAGGCTTCAATCTTCACAGCTAGCGATTATCAGGGGTACTAGCCCCGATTCAGTAATGATACCGATATCGGAAGGTATTTCAAGGACTTAGTTACGAGAATCGTATTGAACACAGCCATAATCTTTGCGCGTTTGCAGGATAGCCGTCATCTCATCATCCTTGGGTAGAGGTATCCACATTTCACCCTCAGGATCCCACACATATAGAAGTTGGTAGGTTAATACCTCATGGGCATCCGGCACGGTCAATAAGCATTCAGAGTAGTCTCCATCTGCTGGAGGCATCTTCCAATGAAGGCATGTGCCACATTTAGGTGTTCGCTTAGACATTATGTGGAGTATTCCAGATCTTTCGGAATCCCGGAGGCGACCTGTGTGTTTTATCGGGACTCTCTAGCTGCCCCTCTGATACTACTTCTAACATATCAGATCTGGGGATCAAGAAGTAAAAACCGTCATAGTCAAATATATAGCGAGCTATGTAGGTTTCATCCCCAGAGGGGGAGTCATTCCAAATCTCACCTTCCCAGACCATGACATCACCTCTCTCTGGGCCGGGATCTAAGTCTTTATTTAATATGTAGTATCTCTTAACCATAGTTACACACCGTGGGCTCAGAATTTACGCTTCACAGGAATGGAAAAATTTTCCATTACAGGATCAACTCAGGCTTCCTGCTCTTATTTTACAAGTACAAGAACCGAAGTTCACTCCCATCGTCGGTAGCGACAGGCTCACCTTCGGCAGTTCTTTAGCCACTTATTGCGCTGGCGGAGTTGAAAAGTCCCCGATGACATGGAGGTCGGTGCATGGACTACACCGGATGGAGCGAATTGGTTGGTCACGCCATCGGGGACTGAGGTATGTCTGGGAAGGAATATAACATTGATGTTTGCTAGGCTTCAAGTAGCCTTATAATAAAAATACAACTTTTTTGGAGGGAATTTTATGGCTACTAAGTTTTGGACGGATGAAGACGTTCGCGTTCTCAAGGAGATGATGAGCGCTGGATATAGTAATAATGATATAGCTGCTCGCTTAAGAAGGACTCCAAGCTCCGTAAGGAACAAGAAGTCTGACGTGTTACATGAAGATCGGCTACCTGTAAATGAATCTTCTAAAGTAGATGAAGAATTTTCAGAGGTTGTGTATGATTTCGAGAATGCTGCTTTAAAGAATGAGATTAAGGAACTTGCAGAAAAGGTACAGGAGTATGAGAAACATATTGTCGCGCCTCAATGGGATGACGAGTGGGATGGGGATTCTGAGTGGACTCGCGCAGAAAAGAAAAGTGCGAAGAGAATTGAAAAGGAGACGCTTAGAGGAAGATTTGACGTTCACTTTCCTAGTGGACCCATCGCAATCTCAGTTATCTCCGACCAGCACATCGCCCCCGGCACCGCATGTGACTTCAAGCGAATGCGAGAAGACGCAGAGCTTATTAGGGACACTCCGGGGTTTTACGCAGTATTTGGAGGAGACGGGGTTGATAACCACATTAAGCACCGTTCCGCACTCATTGGAGCCAACTCTACACCTGATGAGCAATGGAAGCTGTTCGATTACTACCTCCAATTGTTTGGAGATAAAATCCTCGCCATTATCAGTGGTAATCACGATGCTTGGACAGCCCAGATCGGCGGAGTGGATTACCTGTCAAAGATAGCCCAGCAGAGGAAGATATGTTACGCACCTGCTGAAGCGAGACTTGAGATTACTGTTGGTGAGCAGCCATACAAAATGGTCGTGCGACACCAGACTGGTAGGTTCAATTCAAGCCTGAATCAGACTCATGCAGTAAAAAGGTTTTACGAATATGGTGAGGAAACATTCGACATCGGTGTAATTGGTCACCACCATGAGGCAGCGATTGAAATGTTTATACGACATGGGCTTAAGCGGTATGCAGCAAGGCCGGGATCCTATCAGATTACCAGTCCTTATTCCCATCAGTATGGCTTCTCACGAGCCATACCAACTTGCCCTACGTTTATGTTATTTCCAGATGAACGGAGAATGATTGGGTTCGCAGATGTGAGAGATGCAGTATGGGCATGGAACAAAAACAAGTAGCAGTAATTTGTCCTTCTTGCATGAAGGTCATGACGCTTATAATAAATCGCAAGGAGGGTGAGGTTAATAAGTGTCCGCACTGCGGTGCGGTACGAATTAGATGGAGAGGCAAGGAAAATGACAAAGCCGAGGTGTCAGATAGCGTTTAATTTTTTTGGTACTATTTTTTTCATAATGGCTACAGCGTACTTTGGGATGCTTCTGTGGAAGTCCTACGTTTGGTACAAGTGGCTCAGCGAAATGGAAAAAGCACTAATACGACAGACTCCGCCAACCAGCGATCCACTCGTTAATCCCAGAGGTAGATGGGATGTCACTCACTGGTACGGCCCACTAACTAAGGAAGAAAGAGATGCCGTTTAACGATTACAGGATTCCAGAGATTGGAGACAATATATCCTCGGGTCAGCATCTATACAATCTCATAGACAATGCTAGGCGTCGCCAAAATAGAAATCAACCAAAATTCCAATTCCCCTCATCATCCGATAAAAGCAACGAAATTTTTCACGAACTTGAATTTAAGAGAATGCAAGATCAGTCTAAACAGAGAGATATCGAAGACATGAAGAAGCTCAAGTATCCACCTAATCAGAAGTGGATGCTTGATAATAGAATTGCTTTTGACTCGCCATTCAGAGATGCATTTGGAGGATAGATATGCCTAGACGCGGCCCACTGTACAACGCATTGTCAGGTACAAAGTCAGACTACGATAATATGCCAGTTCCACCGTGGCAAGATAATGAATCTTTGGGTGCGTTCGAGCCGATGGTTAAAAATCCATTAGGTAAGACTCACCAAAGAATATATGACCAGAAGATGGCAGATGAAGCATTCGGTCGTCAGTCAATCTACGAGCAGCAGTTGAGGGAGTTTGCGCTAGATCCACAGGCTCAGTTCGAAGCTGAGGGTGAGCGTCAAAGACAGATTCGCATGAATCGAAGGCAGCATTTTGAACCTTGGCGCCAACACGAGTAGAGATCCATTCAAAGGAATTAATAATGAAAAGAAGATTTATCGTTCCACACGAAAAGCGAAGAATCATGGTTCGCTCTCGATGCTGTGAAGACTTATGTACTCTAGCTAAGGGTGTAAAAGCCTTGGGCTATGAAGAGGTAGGACTTGTTAAGTTCTTACTACATATAGCTTTATGGTGGAAGAAGCCCAAAGATGCTATTGCAGAGGAGTAGTAAAAATATTTATTGTAGTAGTAACCAAGACACTATTACCCATACCCAAGGAAAGTAGCAATGGCAGAAGAACAAGTAGTAGAGACTGAAGAACAATACGAAGAGGCCGTTTCTGAGCCAACAGAAACTACCGATCCTGTTGTTGAAGCTGATAGTCAGACAGCTTCTGAGGCAACGGATTGGTCCGAAGTATATGACGAGACTCCCGAAGAGCCGTCTTATTCGCCGGAGCCTGAACCTGCTCCTGAACAGTACAGTCCCTCCTTTCATGAGCAGGTAAATACATACGGCTTCCGTACCGATAATGACGCGGATGCCCAAAATACATTACTGCAATCGTATCATGCTGCCCAGCAGCAGAACTACGCAATGCAGCAGCAGCAAATGCAACAGCAGCAATATATGCAGCAGATGCAACAGCTTGCTGAAGCGGGGCAGCACTACCAAGAGCTGTCCCAACAACCCGAATTCCAAGAGTGGGCTCAGGCCACATATGGTCCAGAGGAAGCCCAACAGGAAGATGTTTGGTGGAGTCCTCCCGAACTAACTGAGGATGATATCAAGAAATGGCGTGAACCTCGTCAAGACCAAAGGACGGGCCAGTGGTACTGGGACTGGAAAGTAAACGCGCCAGCGGACATACGTGAGAGAGCAGAGGAATATATTGATTACCACAAACAGTGGACTCAAGATCTTGCTCAGCGACCTCACGAAGTATTACCCGAAATCATTGAACGTGAGTTCGATAAGTTGTTTGTAGATCGTTACGGTAAGCTACTCGATGAGTATCAAGACCGTCAGGATGTTCAAACTAGAGAAACCACAATCAATGATATTAATAGGCGTAACGCTGATTGGATCTACCAGAGTGACCAGAGCGGTAATATCGTAATGGATTACAACGGTAACCCAGCTTTTACTCCCGAGGGGGCAGAGGTTGTTGGATACGTGAATTCGCTTCGCGAATCCGGCATGACTGATCCCGAACAGATGTGGGATGTTGCTACCAGAATGATGGCTGGCAAGTTAGCAACCCAACGGCTGCAAGCGCAACAGCAAGCACCTCCTGTTTACGACAGGAACCGCGAGCACTTACAGCGTGGTGCGGGTCATATTACCAATCGGGAAGGTAGTGTGGCTCCACAGGGGTATCCATCAAGTACCTCACAGAACCAGAACCTGTCTGCTGGTGAAAAGTTAAGACAGCAAGCGCTGTCTGACGGTTTATTTTAGTTTCTTTGTGAAAGGTAAAGAAAATGGCCTATCAAGGTTTTAATCCTGTTGCATTTTCACGTACCGCCGCAACCACACTAGCTAAGCACATCCGTGACGTTGAAGAAGCTATGCTTCGCAACTATCAGCTGGGCGCTTTGTTGGAAGCAGCTGGACGAGTAAATTACAACAATAGTGGTGAAGGTTTAGATTGGCCGGTTCAATATCGTCTACATACTGTAGAAGGTAATACTGGCGAAACTCAACGTAACTTCGCACGACGTAACTTGTGGAAGACGGCTAACTTGGAATATCGTGGCTACCAAGCTACGGACTCCATGTACTACCGTGAATTCCGTTCTAACCGTGGTGAAGAAGGCATCGTCAAAGTTTTTGATAACTTTGTAGAACGTCTTGAAACTTCTATTACGCAAGCCCTCGGTGGTGAGTACTACGGTAATGGTGATAGCAATAAGCAGGCTTGGCACGGTCTTGAGTCTATGTTTGGAACAATTTCCCAGACATATACTATTAATGATAACACGCCACGTACTGCTGCTGCAGCAGATCAAGTTGGTGTTCCAACCGTAACCTATGCTGGAATTTCAACTATTCCGGGAACTTATGGTGGTGAGCAGGAAGCAAGCACTTCTTGGCCTACTGGAATCGCTGACAGTGAGTACGACTTCTGGAGCCCGCTAGTTGTGAACTATAAATCAACTGCATTTAGCGGTGCGACTGATGATTTCGCTGGTCAGGGTGATGAAGCAATGCGTTTTGCCATTATTCACGCACAGCGTAATAGTAGCCAGAATGGTCAGATTACTAACGTAATGCTGGCTCGTGATCTGTTCATGGATCTTTTGAATCTTATTGATGAAAAAGAACGTATCCAGATTACTAGTGAACATCAGCTTCGAGCACTTGGTTTCAAGAATACTATCAACTTTGATGGTATTGAAGTTAGCTGGGAAGCTGCCATTCCTAATAATGTTGGCTATGGTTTGAACTACGATAATATCGAACTTAAATCAATGGATGACGCACTGCTTCGCAGTGAAGGTCCTGAGTACGATATTCATAGTCAGGCTTTCAACGCTGTTGTTAGTACATTGTCTAACTTGAAATTCTCAACTCCGAGAAACTTCTTCAAGTTGCAAGGTCTCGCTTAATCCCTTAAATGAAAGGTTAGAAAAATGATCCA